GATGGGCAGACGCCATTAAAGTATTAATGGAATCATATTTAGGTTATAAGTCATCAACACCTGTATTTGATTTTTCAGATATTAGACAAAAAGGTGCGATGCTTGTAACATCAGGAGGTAAAGCTCCAGGACCCCAACCATTAAAAGATTGTATTCATCAAATTACAAAAGTTTTGGATAACAAAAAAGATGGTGAAAGATTCAAACCTATCGAAACACATGACATCATTTGTCATATTGCTGATGCAGTACTTGCAGGTGGTATCAGACGAGCGGCACTTATTTCATTATTTTCGGCTGACGATGAAGAAATGATTTCTTGTAAGTCAGGAAATTGGTGGGAACAAAACGCACAAAGAGGTAGAGCAAATAACTCAGCGGTACTTCTTCGTCACAAAATCACAAAAGAATTCTTTATGGATCTTTGGAAACGTATTGAATTATCAGGAGCAGGAGAACCAGGAATTTATCTATCTAACGATAAAGATTGGGGGACTAACCCATCATTAAGAGCCGGTACAAAAGTATTAACAACCGATGGTATTTTTCCAATTGAAGAGCTTGAAGGTAAAAACTTTAAAGTTAAGAATTTAAACGGTGTTATTTCTGATGCTCGTTGTTGGTTATCAGGTCAAAATAAACAACTTTGGAAATTAAAATTAGAAGATGGTACTGAATATTATGCAACACCAGAACACGAATGGCCGGTTTGGGATGGTGAAAAGTATGTTAAAGTTAAAACACCTGAATTAACAAATGGTGATAGATTACCAATTTTAAGAGAAGAAAAATTATTTGATGGTGATTTGGGAACACATAACGATGGTTTTCTTTGCGGTTGGATTATTGGTGATGGTTGGGCATCAAATAGAAAAGATTATACCGAATATGGTATGGTTGTTTCCGATGACGACGACGAGTCCAATATTTCTGAAACGCTAGTAAATACAATAAAAGATAATGTCCCAACCTTTTCTGGTAATTTTAAAAGAAGATTTAAGAAAACTTTTAATACTGAAGAAGAAGAAATGCAAATTACATTGGTTGAAACAAAAACTAAAGAAATTAGTATTAACAATAAATCCGTATATGATTATCTATCAAAATTTGGTTCGTTAATAAAAAGTGAAGGGTTACCAAAAACAGTTTGGGTTAATGGTAGTGAAGAATTTAGAAAAGGTATTGTTGATGCTTTATTTAGTTCTGACGGACATATCGCAAAAACACAAAAAAGATTAACATTTACTACAAAACATAAACAATTGGCTGAAGATGTTTCAGAACTATTAGGTTTCTATGGTATTAAAACCAAAATAAAAACATCGACACAAAGTTTAGAAGGGTATGATACAGAATACACAAGATATGATTTGAGAATTAGTGAAACAACATCAATAAAACAATTTAGAAATATTTTTAAATTAACAAACAAAAGAAAACAAGAAGTTTTAGATAGTTATGAATTTAGATATAATATTTTTGATGACAAACAAATTAAAGTTGAATCTGTTGAATTAACTGATCTTTATGAAGATGTTTGGGATATATCGGTGTATGATGAAACACATTGTTTTCAGATATCAAAAGTTGTTACAGGTAATTGTTGCGAAATCGCACTACGACCATACCAATTCTGTAACCTATGTGAGGTAAATGCTTCAGATATTGAATCACAAGAAGATTTTGATAAAAGAGTTAAAGCAGCATCATTCATTGGTACTTTACAAGCTGGTTATACTGACTTCCATTATTTGAGAGATATTTGGAAAAGAACAACCGAAAAAGACGCACTTATCGGTGTCGGTATGACAGGTATTGGTTCAGGTGTTGTGTTAGGTTATGATATGAAGAGAGCGGCCAAAATGGTTAAAGAAGAAAACGAAAGAGTTGCGAATTTGATTAACATTAATAAATCAGCAAGAACAACAACGGTTAAACCATCAGGTACCTCATCATTAGTATTAGGTACATCATCAGGAATTCATGCATGGCATAATGATTACTACCTAAGAAGAATTCGTGTAGGAAAAAATGAATCAATTTATTCTTATTTAGCAATCAATCATCCTGAATTAATCGAAGACGAATACTTTAGACCACACGATACTGCGGTTATTACAATACCACAAAGAGCACCTGAAGGGTCTATTGTAAGACATGAATCAGTATTTCAAATGTTAGAAAGAGTTAAAAAAGTTTCACAAGAATGGATTAAACCTGGTCACAGAAACGGACAAAATACTCACAACGTTTCAGCTACAGTTTCAATCAAAGAAGATGAGTGGGAATTAGTTGGTGATTGGATGTGGAATAATAGAGATTTCTATAACGGACTTTCAGTATTACCATACAACGGAGGAACATATACTCAAGCGCCATTTGAAGATTGTACAAAAGAAGATTTTGAAAGATTAGTTAAATCATTAACAGATGTTGATCTTACAAAAGTTATTGAGTTACAAGATAATACAGATCTTCGTGGTGAGGCCGCTTGTGCTGGAGGTGCTTGTGAAATTGTATAATCTTAGAAAGAATAATTAAAATGAATGTAGGAGCATCAAAAGATTGGGTACAACAATTATATGTTAGAGAGTTTGGACCAAAACTTCAACCAACCGATTTTTATTGGAATGATGGTAAAATGGTTATGACAGAAGAGTACCACATAAGAAGAGGAAAGTGTTGTGGTAGTGGATGTTTACATTGTTGTTATTGGCCACCATTTAAAAAGGGCAACACAAATTTAAAAGAATCACTGAGAAATCAGTGATTTTTTTTTTTGAACATATATTTATAATAAAAAAAATATTATGAATAGAATGATTATATCAGAAGACGAAAAATCGAGAATACTTGAAATGCACAAAAATGCAACAAAAAAACAATATTTAGTTGAACAAAAATTACAAGGGAATGTTGATTGGGCCAATAAACAATCATCAGTAGTCAAAAATTTAACAGCACAATGGAACTCACGAAAAATACCTTTTACTCCAGTAATTGCCGGCCCATATCTATTATCACTTAATGATACAAACTTCAACAACAAACCTGAAATTTTTAAAAAAAATGAAGATTACACTGGGTCTGTTACTGGTTGGAGGTTAATTTGGGGAGGATTTCCTTGTATACAAAATATTGGAAATGGGGGTTATTATACATTTGGTTCGACAGGGTTTAAAAATTTCAATGTTAATACCGATGTAATAGTACCTAATACGATTGAAACACTTAATAATAATTTAAATCAAGTTTCATTATCGACACTTCAAACCATGTGGAAAAATATTGAACAAGATACTAATTTTGTTAAATTTTTTGATATTGTTAAAAAAAGAGTTCTCGAATATCAAAATAATCCGACAGATGAAGCTGATGGAAAAGGATTCGATAAAATTACAGGAAATGCTGCAGACTTTTTAAAATCATTAAAATTTGCATAAATAGTTTAAAAAATAAATAAGAATAGATAGGGCGTAATATCTTTTCTTTTTTATGGAACCATACATTGACCACAGTCTAATGTCGGATCCTCATCATCATATGTTATCAATTCCCAAAAACCTATATAATTTTCAACCATTATAATATGATCAATATAATTCTGTATACCGATATTATATAATTCTAATATTTCTATAGTTCGTATATTATTTAGTCTATCATTTATTTTGATACTATAAATTCCTAAAATTTTTCTGGCTTTATTAAATGTGGCTTTAAGAAATTCATTAGTATTTTTATCTTTCATATATTCAATACCATCTGAAAAATACATCGTATCTGGAATTGATTTGAAATAATTTTTATTCCATTTTTCAAATCTATCGAAAGCTACTAAATATTGAGTTTGTAGTAATGTGTCTTCAAGTTTTTTATATTCTTCGGATATGACTTTATAACGGGTATATGGTCCGGTATAATCAATACCATATGAATCCAAAAGTTTATTTTGACTTTGATTCAATGAAGAGAAGTTGTATATATTTTGAGAAAAAGACACAAAATAAAAGAAGGAAATCAAAATAAATAATAAGTTTTTCATAATTTATATTTTTTTTTAAGGTTATAATACAAATATATAAAAAACTATTTAATTTACCAAAAAGGTAACACAAATTTAAAAAAATCACTGAGTAATCAGTGATTTTTTTATTTAACAATATATTTATTAATAAAATTAAAAATATGAAAAGAATAATTAGATTAACTGAATCAGATCTTGCTAGAATTGTAAGAAGAGTTATTAAAGAAAGTAATGACGATTTATTACAGTGTATTGCTAACGCTTATGGGTTAGGATTGGCTGATGTAATTAAGTTGACTCCTTGTAGTGATTGTCAAGAAAACCCTTCTCCAGAAAACGCTGAAAAATGTTTAAAGGCGGTAAAAAAAGTAGCAATATCAAAAGGATATGATATTATTGAAATGGCAAAAAGAACATTAGAGGCGTCTGCATGTCTTACAAAAATGGGTGGAGACGGTGGTCGTGTTAAAGTACCAGGTATTGGTGGTGGTATGTATTAAATAAAAAAATTATAACAAAAAATATTTTTGGGTAGTCTTAAATGGTTACCCTTTTTTATTTATATAAAATTATATAAGATTATATTTATTTGATATGGCTAATGGTATTACATATGGTATAAATTTTCCTTTCAGACAAAGTCAAAAAGGAACTTATGTTAATTTAACAGAAGAAACAGGAGACGAAATACGTGCAAATTTGGTTCATCTATTACTAACAAGAAAGGGGTATAGGTATTATTTACCTGATTTTGGTACAAGACTTTATGAATATATTTTTGAACCTTTGGATGGTGAAACCTTTGACACACTTAGATCTGAAATAGAAGACTCAGTTAATAAATATATACCTAACTTAACAATTCAAAATATTTCAATTGAACCATATATAAACTCAGAAGAATCTATAGGCGAATTACCATCAGAACAATTTGACATTCCTGTTTATAGGGTGCCTGGCGCTAATACTGAAGAATATACCGCAAAAGTTAAAATAGAATATACTGACGATAATAACCCTTTTGGATCCAGGGAATTTGTTATTATAAATTTATAGTAAAATGGCAAACAAAAAAATATCATACACAGAAAGAGATTTTGAAGGAATAAGAAGAGACTTATTAAACTTTACCCAACAGTATTATCCAGAGTTAATACAAAATTTTAATGATGCGTCTGTTTTTTCAGTCTTAATGGATTTAAATGCTGCGGTTGCCGATAACTTGAATTTCCACATAGATAGAAGTGTTCAAGAAACTGTTTTACAATATGCACAACAAAGGTCATCAATTTTTAACATCGCTAGAACATACGGTTTAAAAATTCCTGGATATAGACCTTCAGTTGCTGTTGTTGACATATCTATTACTGTTCCACCTTTAGGTGATAGTGAAGACACTAGATATTTGGGTATTTTAAGAGCAGGTGCCCAATTTAATGGAGGAGGAACGACTTTTGAGACTTTATATGATATAGACTTCTCAAGTCAATTTAATGCCGAGGGTTTTATAAATAGAACAAAAAAACCAGTTTTCAATCAAAGTAACGGTTTAAATAGTTATATAATAACAAAAAGGGAGGTTGTTGTTAATGGAACAACAAAAGTTTTTAAAAGAGTAGTGAATTCTACTGACGTTGTACCATTTTTTAATTTTTTCTTACCTGAAAAAAACGTTTTAGGTGTCACATCAATAGTACAAAAAGACGGTACGTCATACACAACAACACCATCATATAGTGATTTTAACAGTTCCACTGATAGGTGGTATGAGGTAGATTCTTTAGTCGAAGACACGATCTTTATTGAAGACCCAACTAAACCGGTAGACTCTGCGGGTGTTAAAGTTGGTAAATATCTAAAAACTGAAAATAGATTTATAACAGAATACACACCTGAAGGGTTTCTTAAAGTACAATTTGGTGCCTCAACAACAACTCCTAATGAACAACTTAGTAATTTCACAAGAACAGGTGTTCCACTAAATTTAGCCAATTACCAAAATAATATTGGTTTAGGTTTGACAGTAAAACCTAATACCACCTTATTTGTCCAATATAGAGTTGGTGGCGGACTGGCATCAAATATCGGTGTCGGAGCAATAACACAAGTAGGCACTGTTGATTTTGTTGTGAATGGTCCTTCTGAACAATACAATAGAGATGTAGTACAATCATTAGAAGTAAATAACGTTACCGCAGCTATAGGTGGTGCAAATCAACCTACAATTGATGAAGTTAGAAATATGGTTACTTATAATTTTGCTGCTCAAAAAAGAGCGGTCACAATCAACGACTATAAATCTATAATAGATACAATGCCTGGTAATTTTGGTGCACCAGCGAAAGTAGCAATAAGTGAAGTAGATAATAAAATATCAATTAAAATATTATCATATGATGATAGTGGGGTTTTAACACAGACAGTATCTAATAATTTGAAAACTAATTTAGCCACATATCTATCGAGATATAGAATGATAAATGACTACATTTCAATTGAAATAGCTAAAGTAATTGATTTAGAATTTGAGGTTTTTGTTGTTTTAGATAGTTCGGGTAGTCAAGCAGAAGTCATAACACAAATAATAAATAATATTAGTGGTTATATGTCACCACAATCGAGAGAGTTGGGTCAAAATGTTAATATTGCAGATATTAAAAGAAACATACAAGATATTAGTGGTGTAAATACAATAACCGAAATTAGGGTTTATAATAAAGTAGGTGGCCAGTATTCCTCATCAGAAACCTCACAAAGGTATATTGATAATACTACAAAACAAATAGAATTAATTGAAGAAACAATATACGCAGAACCTGATCAAATATATCAAGTTAGATTTGCAACTAAAGATATCAAAGTTAGAGTTAAAAATCTTTCAACCGTAGACTTCGGATAAATTATTTATTTTGATGATTTATAACTTATCTTAAAATTGATAAAATAAGTATTTATCGACAAAGAAGAATATGTCTAAAAAGTATAGGTTTAGAACAAAATTAAATCAAGATAGAGAAATAAGATTACATATTGAACAAGATTTCGATATGATAGAAATCTTATCTCTTAAACTTAAACAATCAGATGTTTATACTCGTTTCTGTGCCGATTATGGTGTGGTTGCTGGTAGGGTAATAGCAAATGGAGGATACGGTGTACCAAACGTATCAATTTCGATATTCGTACCATTAAGTGCGCAAGACGAAAATAATACAGTCATCTCAACACTATACCCATATAAGAATAGTGGTCAAAAAAACGAAGATGGTTATCGATATAATCTTTTACCATACAAATCAGAGTATGGAGGACACACACCTACAGGGACTTTTCCTGACATTGAGGATGTTTTAAAAAGAAAGGAAGTTTTAGAAATATATGAAAAATATTACAAATACACTGTAAGAACAAATGAAAGTGGTGACTTTATGATTGTTGGTGTTCCATTAGGGATGCAAACAATAGTGATGGACATGGACCTATCTAATATTGGTTGTTTTTCACTTAGACCTTCAGATTTAGTAAGAATGGGTATGGGTGTTGAATCACAATTTGCTGGCTCACAATTTAGGGCTTCTGAAAACATTGAATCACTCCCACAAATAATAAATTCAAGAAAAGATATTGAAGTAGCGTCATTTTGGGGAGAGACCGATATATGTGATGTTGGAATTACAAGGGTTGATTTTGATTTAAGGTCTTTAGGTATTAATATAGAACCACAGGCGGTTTTTATGGGATCAATGTTTTCCACAACTGAAGAAGATGCTTTAGGGACTAACTGTAAACCAAAATTTGATAGTGGTAACTTATGCGATTTAGTTAGTGCTCCCGGAAAGATTCTAGCAATCAGACAAACAATATACACAGACACACAAGGATTACCAATTTTAGAAGAATATAAATTATCTGATGGAGGTAATGTTATTGATGAAGAAGGGACATGGTTAATTGAAGTACCAATGAATTTGGACTATGTAAGTACCAACGAATTTGGAGAACAAGTATTATCCAATGACCCTACAGTAGGAATACCAACAAAGGGTAAATACAGATTTAAAATACAATATCAAAATGAAAATTCCGCAACCGCACAAGTCATAAGAGCAGATTATATAGTACCAAACATAAAAGAATATGGATGGAGAAATTTACCAGGTAGTGATGAAAATGGACCTAATAATTCGAGTTTACAAGAAAAATCATATGCATTTAGTTTAGATTGGCAAGACTATGCACAAATAGATCCAATTACTAGTGGGTTTACGACTTTAGGTCAACAAATGATACAAGAGGCGATAAACTGCGAAGATAGATTTTTCGAATTTAATTTCAATAGAGTTTATACTGTTAGTAGTTTTTTGGATAGATGGAAATGGGGTTATAATAGATCAAGACATTTAGGTATAAAAGAAATAACCAATAGGGATTGTAGTACAACAACAAACAGGATGCCGGTAAATGACGGTGTTAGAAACTTTGATTTAATATTCTTTTTGTTTAGTATACTCATACTTATTTTACATCCAATTTTTATAATAATAATAATTTTATATCATTTTATAATTTGGGCTTATGCTCTATTGGTTGATATAGTAAATGGGTTTGTTGATTTTGTTAATAGAATTATAATAGGGTTTTGTAGAATGATTAATAGAATAAGAAGTTGGATAGGTTGGTCTCAAAAAGATTGTGAAGATGACACAATACCAAGAATCCCCGATAGAACATTTCCAAGAATTTCATTACCGATGATTTCATATCCTGATTGTGACGCTTGTAATTGCGAAACAGTACAAAATCCATCACAAGGTTCTCAACCAACAAATGATTTGACATTACAAAGAGTTAACACCAGTTTATTGGCAGATACAAATAGTATAGAATCATGGTCTTGGGCGGAAACGTCCGAATATAATAAAATCCAAACCTATTACTGTGACGTTTTTCCAGAAGGTTGTGATGTTACAGAAGACGCGTTCAATTTCGCAATTAGTCAAGGTTTTGCTGGATTCTCTGGACCAACAACTAATGGTAAAGATAGATTACAAAAAATACCAATAGCCACTTGGCCATCTCAAGATTCTAGAGTTGGTGCTTTAGGGTTTAACGTATCTTGGGGTCAAAAATTGAACTTAATGAATGCAAGGGCAAGATATCATGGAAATGAGTCTGTTATGACAATAACAGTAAAAAATAAAGACTTTCAAAATGTAGAACAAGTTTCGGGGCTAATGAAAGATCAACCTTTCATTTTAATTTGTGATACAGGAACAATATCTCAATTAGGTGGTGCCGGTACACTGTTATCTTTTACGGACATAGATCAAATAAATGATCCTAACTTAACAGGAGGAACTTTAAATCAATTTGGTAATAATGCAGTTACAGGTACAACGGTTCATAATAATATTAATTTATCCAACAAGACTCAATATTTTATAGAACCATCATACACGTCTGTTGTAAGTTCTGCAGTACTAAAATTAAAACTCACGGGGTCATCACAATCATATAATTTTAAGGGAGGAGTTGAATATTTCCAAGTTATTACTGGTGGTACTTTAGCGAGTTTTGAACAATATTTAACAGGTGAAAGATGGGAGTCATTTTTAGGTCAATATGTTTATGGTGGTGATATGAAATTTAGATGGGGTAAAGGATGGGGGAGAGAAAAAATTTTTGGCAAAGCACCTGATAATGTTGTTATAAGTATTTCTTTAGATACCGCCGGTAATATTATCATTGGAGGTAATTTTGTTAAATATGGGACAACAACGACTAATAAAATTGCTAAAATAGATGACAACGGTAATTATCTATCATTTAATCCCACAACAGGACTTAATGGAATTGTTTATAAACTAATAACTAATTCATCAGATGAGACCTTTGTTGTTGGTAATTTTACAACATATGGTGGAAGTTCAGTACCAAAAAAAATAATGAAAATAAACGCCGATGGTACTGAAAATACAACTTTCTCAGCGAACGGAGGTGCTGGGATTGATTTAACCACAGCCACTTCTAAGGCTAATGATGTTATTGAACAACCGTGGGACGGAAAAATATTAGTTGTAGGTAAATTCAATAAATATAATAACACAACAATAACCGGCGATAATATTATTAGACTAAATTCCAACGGTACGATTGATGGTACATTTAACCCGCCGAACGCAAGTACAAGTGAATATAGAAGAGTTGTAGTGGACAGTAACCCGTCTAGTCCATATTATGGTTATCTTTATGTTGGTGTAAGTTTTTTTAATAACGGCTATGTTAGAAGATTTTTACCCAATGGTTCTATTGATAATACTTTCCCAATTATTGGTGCAACATTTAATATTGATATTTTAAGTTTGAAAATAGATATTAATAATAAAATTTTAGTTGGGTTTAGTGGTTCATTTACATTAAATTCTGTAACATATAAAGGTATTATAAGATTAAATACTGACGGAACAGTAGACACAACCTTCAATCAAAATGGGGTTGGTTTCAATAATACAGTAAGTGTTAATGCAATTGAAATAGACACTAATAATAATATAGTATTAGGTGGGTCTAGCAACTTCACATATAATGGTATAAGTAGAACCAATGTTTTAAGATTATTACCTGACGGGACTTTAGACGGTACATTTGACTACGGACTTAATTTTTCAACATTTACAGGGAAGGTATATGATTTGAAAATTTTAAGTAATCAAACTATAATTATCGGTGGTTATTTCGGAAGTTCAGTAAGTGTTGCTCAAAAAAATATAAGGTTACTTAATTCTGTTGGTCAAAATCAAGCCGCATTTGCTTGGACTAACCCGATACCCCCTCCGCTAACTGCTTGGAACAACGTAGCAAGAGGATACATTGCATATACCTCTGATATTTTCAGAAATTTTGATTCACATGAAATCATATTTTTAACAAGAGGTACTGATACATACACACCGAAACAAACAATAGAATATGATTTATCAAGATTATTTAATGCACCAACAGGTACTGTCAAAGTCAAAGGTGAGTATTATTTGAATATTCCTATACAAAATAACTCACCATTTGATAATACCGTCCAAACTTGGGCAATACCTGGAGTCACATCGAACGTTTGGAAAGATAGTCATTTTACACCCGAAAGTCATGATGTTATTAATAATAAAAATCCAGTATTATATCATAAAACTTACAATGATTTTTTGATACCACAAAATTCATGGACTGCATTTACAAATAATGCGGTAAAATATTATACGTCAACTGACAAATCTAGACGTACACATAAAGCATATAATGGAGACCAATGGGCTCTTGAAAATTTTACATCGGCACCTGGTGTCAATTCCAATGTTAATTATGTGTGGTCAGATGGTAGTAATACGTTAGGTATTTCTTGGACAATCGGAGATCCCGAAGATATTATTGACCCACTAAACCCTACTTATACTAATAATGTTGTGTATGGTCAAGGGTTTATAGAAGGAGTGTCTGTTATGGCATCAACTGTGAGTCCGGGAACAACCCAAGATATTGAAGATCCCACATTCTTTGCAAGAATATTTGCACCCTCATATCATTTAGAAAACCCACAAGATGTATTGATAGACAACAGACAAAGGTTGGTACTTAGAAGTGATAGATTACCAACATCAACAACGACTGAAGTCACTGGTAATAATTCTTTACCTTTATTTTTAAATGAGGCGTTTTATATTACTAAGGTTTTTGAAAACGGTGAAACATTTGAACTTAGTATTAGTATTAATCAAACAATTGATAATTCAAATACTCAGGATATCTCAGGAGACACCCCAAGTGCTATTTCAGATGCAATTATAAATAGTTTATCTTGTGACGGGTTAACGAGTTTAAGTTGTTATAGTGGTTTTGGTGGTAATTTTGGTGTTATTGCACCATGTGCAGCAAATAATGACGGCAATTTACAAACACAAAGAATCATTGGAGGGTGTTATTATTTTGTACAACCTGAATATTTAAATCAAAGTTCAATAAATACAGACATACAATTTTTTAAAGAGTGGAGAGCTAGATTTACATTAACATTTGCTGCTTGTAGAGGAGTAATAAGTCACGTATTTCAAAACAACTGGATAAATGGATCATTATATGCTTTTTCATTCAAAAAAAAGAACATATTTAATTCTCAAGGTGAACTACAAAACTATAATTATTGTGGGTCAAATAATGGGTTGATAAATCCAGTAAGAGAAAATCAAGGACCTATTTTTTATGAAAAAAATAAAAACACTTTTATATATAGATGTACACCTTATGAATATCAAACAGATAAATTTATAGGACAAAAACCAAGATATAAAGAATTTTTTGGGTTAGGTGATTGGGTTAATGCGGACTTCAAAGGAATGAATAAAAGAAATATTTATTATCCAACGACAATCATGGATTTGGGCCCAAGAGATGAGTTCGCTAAAGAAATATGTTTCAACCCGCAACTTGATGGTTATTTAGTTGAAACAATACAAAGTTCATCATACAACGACACTAGCGATATATTGTTATTTTTTATTCTTTCAAGGCTCCTTTCAAGTACTTTAGGTAATTTTATAACAACAGGTAATAAACAATTGAACGCTCTATTCAGTAGAGAAGAAGATAGGTTAGATGGTGACGTTGTTCAAATGTTTAGTATAAATTCTGAATATGGAATTGTACCATTTAATGATGACAATTATAATGATGACGACTTATTTATGTTCGGTGCAGTTAATTCAGAAGGAGACTTAGGACCAACAATTGGGTTATATTTTTCATCTAACACTAGAAATAGGATACTTTTAACTCCTGGTATTCAAACATATGGGACTGTTTTACAAAATAATGGATACCCTAAAACACAAAGAGTACCTATGTATAAATGGGAATATGATACTACTTCTAATTTATTTGGAAGTGAATTAAATGAGTGGTATACAGATTTAGAGTCAGGAGGATTTTATTCAATTCCATACCAAAAGATGGGTTACAATACTGCGGCATATTTTCAGCCACAAAACGGAACAGGACCATTTAACGGGGCCACTGGGTACATCTTTAATTACGACAGTAACGGTAATCCTAATCAAAATGTTTTGGAATGGCCAAATAACCAATCAAATCGTTTTGTGGTTGGTGCACCGTACCATTTTTATTTTGGTTTAGGTAAAGGAAAAACCGCTATGAACAGATACATAACTAAGTATATTATAGGAGGATAATGAGAAAACAAGATGAAATAAGAATTGTTTTAGGAAATAAGAGATATGCAGGTTCCTCTAATCAACCCGTGCAAATACAATTACCACTTAAAGGTGACGTTAGGAATTTTGTACAAGGTGATAGGTCTAACTTAGTTGATTTACAAGACATTTTTGACAGAGAAAGGCAAAACTCGACTAAATTTAGACTTGCGGGTAAAATTGTTAATATTTTTGACAACTCAGTTTCAGGTAAAACAAATTATACACCATTCAAAAATAGTCTTTATTATGTTAAACCGGAGGTTTCTGTTACTAATAATATATGGCAAGGATTTCCACCTTATCAAGAATTTGAATTTATAAGAGAAACAATGATTAATGGACACGTTCCTTTTGTTTCTAAAAGTTCAACTACATATAATTGGTCAATTTACACGTCATACGCTTTCAGTAGTACAACGGCACAAACAATGTCATATACAGATGAAAAATTTAATGTAACAAATACTAATTTCAACGTAGCTGAAGGTATACCGTTTGTTATCAGTAACGGTTCCTTCAACGGGAAAGATCTTGTTTATTTTAATTGTGCAACTGAACATAATCTAAGTGCTGGTGAATTTGTTAAACTCAATATTACAATTGATGGTAAAAATGTTTTTCAAGTATTTGATTTAGGTGACGGCACATATAATACAGAAAAAAAAATATTTAGCATATATGATTTGAAATTTACTCCTGCTAGTATACAAACAGGGACTTATGGTAATTTTAAAAGAATTATAACAATAACAAACAGTGCTGAAACACAATCAAGGTATTATATTAGATTACATAAAATTCTAACTAATCAAGATGAAACTTTTTTAACTAAAATGGCTTTTGAAAATAATCCGTTTCCTGTTAAGAAAAAATTAGAACTATCTGGACTGACACCCAATAACTTACAAAGAGTTTCAGTAAAAGACGGTAGACAATCTTACGGGTTTTCAATAAATAAAGACATTGATATTGATAATATTATTGATAATAACGGTAAACCAATTACCGAACTATTTGTAACTATTGTAAATAAAGGATATGGTGGTTGGTTCAATAATCCAGCATTAGGTGCGAATAGCGCAATTGATATTGGATGGGAGTTTAATATAACAAAAAACCAAAATAACCCTTGGTGGACACATAGCTCAACAATTAATAAAGACAGCATTCCTTTTTCATTTTACCAAAAAAATAATTATACTTTTTTTTATAATAAGACTTTAAATGTTGGTGATGTGTTGAAAGGTAGTTTTTGTGAATATAATGATATTGAACAAAAAGAATATGTTTTGTCAGACTTGTTTCATAAATATTCTTTCAATTATTTATTGTTTTCTAATAGTCAAATTAATCAAAACATACAAATAGGTGGAGGATTTTTGAGCAATATAAATTTGAGTGGGTTATTATCAGATCCAGAATTACCACAAGGTTATTTATATAAACCACACTACTCAATACCGATAAAGTCTTTTAGTGATTATATAGAAACTGTACCAATTAATCAAATTAGTGACGTTCCATTTTACGCCTACTATTCAAATGACAGTCAGCAATTATTATGGAGAGATATATATGAATTTGGTTTTGTTGATAGTGACGGAATAGGACTCAATTACCCATTTATAAATAACGCACATTACCCATTTAAAGAAATATTATTTATGCAATACCCAATAAATAGAGATATTAATGGATTGACGGGATCGATAATAAACCAACCAACAACAGATAACTGTGAATAATAACTATTTTAGAAAAATACAAACAGTAAATGAACAATTTATCAATATCCCTATTGAGTTAACATTCGATATGGAAGGTAGAGAAGATTTAATAAGTCAATGGGATAATCAAGTCATAGAAGAAGTATTAAATCCAATTAATGATTTCGAAATAACAAAATTTGCACACAAAGAGTATTCTGATAATAATATATTAAAAACAGCAATAAACTACGAGTTTTATTTTTTTGATTATCTTATTGATTTAACGGCATCCACAATAACAAACTGGAATACCGATTATGAAAACGCATCTTTTACTGATAGTGAAATATATTATTTTGCAAATTCATTTAAAGGTAGTTTTTTCAAACTAGATTTTTATGATAATAACATAAGTGAAACACAAACAATTTTATTAAGTGTAATTATACCGACACAACAAGGACTAAAAGAGACTGGAACTATCGGACCACCACTTAACCAAACACAAGTTGAGGTTAAAAAACCAAAATTTGTTTTAGACTATTCTGGTGCTGATAAAGAAGGTTTTTATATATATTGGTTAAAAGATAGGGGATATATTGATATAAACGAATTCTATGTAAGTGCTAAATTTTTTAACGCAAAAAAAGGTCAGTTCGTTAGATTATTAAACACACCACAATCATCTTTTGTTGGTAATAATAGATTTAATATAGATAAAACAGAGTATTTTTATTATAAGTACGAATTAAATTATTCAACAAATCAATACGAAGTCTATACTTACGATAATAATATCGGAAATACTCAAAGAGTCGGGACCACAACACCCATAACTTGGTATGAATACGCAAACCCATAATGGAATCAGAAAGAATAAATATAATTATATCACCTGAAGTTTTAAAAAAGGATTTGTTTACTTTAAATTATGATGGTGAATCATTTGGGTCATATTCTAGAATGTCACAAGTTTTAAGTAGTGGCGAGAACGGTAGTTCAATACTTACAGGACTAACGATACCAATTTTATTTACTGAAACGTTTAATGATTTAGGTTTTTACGATGAATTTGACGGGTTTATTGATCAACAAGACACAATAAATAATTTTTTTATATCAGGAAACCCAACATCACCTTACCAAGTTGTTATATATAATAGTGCCGGTTTCACAAATAATAATTATTTGGCTCTGTCTAACTATAATATTGAATGGGGTGACGGATCGAGTGCAAGCACAGTAAACATAAAACAAAATATACAAGTACATTATTATACACCAACACCTCAAACATACACTATCAAAATGACTCAAAATAATATTTGGGGAACTACTGAGGTGATAAAATATGTTACACTACCATTTACCGGAGTTACTGTAGATAATGTTTTAGGTAATGTAACATTTACACAACAAGGTGGTAAGTGGTCAGGAATACCTTTGAATTATAACTATATTTTTACAGGAGATAGTAATAATAATGTCTCATCTCATTATTCAAGTGGCTATACACAAGTTCCTTTTATTGTCTCAGGATTTACAAACTCTAAACTAAATAGTCTTAGAAGATGGGGACCTAACCCATTTACCGTTGGTTATTTTATGAATGTTGGGAAAAATAATATAGGTTATGTTGAAGAAATAACCACCGATTATACAGCATACACAATTAATGATATAAGTTATTTTGATTTTAAAAATAAAACAACAATATATTTTGTTAATTCTTCAGGGTTTACTTCTTTAGATTTAATAGCTTCGGGATTAACTAAAAATGAATTATTACTTGACTTTGTTGCAGATCCAGAAATCAGATCTGATGTTTATGTTGAAAGAGGTAAATATTCAGGTTTTGAACAACTACAAAGACTTGGTGAGGTTGACAACATTGGAGACTTAACAAGGTATGGTTATGGATTTTTCAAAATAAAAACAACATAAAAAACTCAATAAACTCTATTTATAAATAAAAAACATGGCACTAGGTTCATATGGTATAGTAAGACCCGCAGACGTTTCACCACAAGACGTTGAAATAATTTTGAATTACACTCCATCAAGAGACGTAACTAATGAATTCGTATTAAAAAAATTAGATACTGCAAGTATTTTTACACCTTATTTTCATAATTCAGATACTGGCGGAAATGCTAATGTTGAGATACTTGGAGGCCTTTACAATTTAAAATTACCCGCAAATGAATTTAACAAAATAGGTGTTTACACTCTATATATCAGACCTGCAGAAATAAGGATGAGAATTGAGGATTGTGGAGTTTTATCTGCATTACCAACAGTAAAGGGTATTGTTTTAAACTTAAATAATGTCCCACAAGAATTTAGAAATAAATTTACAAATCAAGGTTTAGTTGGGTATAGAGTAGAATATTTAAATTCAGACGGAACAAAAATACCTAATTTTTATAGAATTATAACATCTTCATTTTTTTGTGAACCAGTAATAACAGACCAAGTTAACACATCACAAAAAGTTATTAGATATAAATACTTAGAAAATGTTAGTGATTTACTTTTTTGTACATTATCACCATCATCGTCACCAACAAATAAACCAAACGCAACTCCATTTATAGGTCAACCAAACCAAAGGATAATAATAACAAATACATTTTTCAATCCAATAACGTTGGATATACAAATGTCAGAACATGATATAGATACTTTAGCGATAGCTCTTTATGGTAATCAAACTAAGAGTATGGATGACGGTATATATACTTTATATGATAGTGCAAACAACATTTACAAACAATATAACCTATTTGAGGTTAGAGATAATTTTAACGAGTTACTATACGAAGTAAGACAAGATAGAGGAACAAATATAGACTTTAGTAAAAACTTTACAAATATTATTAGTTAATGGCAAAAACTAAATTTATATGTCCACCGCAAGCCGCAGTAGGTACGAGCACTTTTTCTGATGATTTAGTCGGGTTGCAGCTTGTTGCGGGTGGTGGTTTAACTTTAGGTAATTTTCAATTTACAACAGCAGTAAGTGGAAGAAATAACAGAAGCTTTACGACAGGTGTTTTTTCTGAACCATTTAATTTAGAAAATATTAATATACCCACAATAGAACAGGCTAAATTAATAGTTCAAAAAAACTTTAGTGTATTTCCTAATTTTGACTTATCGCAAATTACTAGTTTTTCACTTTACGGTTCTTTGCAAAAAAGATTGGCCAGCTCAATAACTAAAATAATTAATTACTTTCCTGCTGGTATACAAATTAATTCACAAAATTTAATTTTACAAACAGGAAATACGGCATTCAATATTACATATAACGAAATTGAAGATGAAACTACCTTTGATTCTGATATCACATTTTTTAATAATCCATTTGATATAGATTATTCAGAAAATGCTAATATTAATATTTCAAATAGACCAATAGCTGTATCTAAATATAGAAATATTACTGACAATTTTTCTGATTTTTCACTTTATGTTGGTAATTTAAATAATGAATATAATGTTGTCGATTTTGAACCATCACAAACTTTAACAGGTGGCACAGTCACATTAACGGTTAAGGGTAAACCATTCACTTCAACAACAACCACAACAACAATTTTAGTAAAACCAAACAATTTAACAACAGAAAAAATATTCAAGGACGATTTTGATGAGGTTGAGGATTTTTTATTAAATAGAAAAATAAATCCAGCATATACCACAGTGTTTAAATACCCAGATTATGATTCAGATGGTAATTATGTAATGTTCACTAAAGAAATAACTTGGAAATTGGATGGTTTTTGGAATTTAGATATAAGAACAAGTAAGTTTGATGATTACTTACAAATTATTAATGAAGTTGCTGAAAATTTAGATGAATATAAAACTAATTTAATTAGTAGATTTTTAATATCGGGTTCATTAAAAGAATTTGATACTGCAGATCAAAAAATAGAAAAGGTTCTACAACTATATGGTAGAAGTTTCGACGAAGTTAAAAAATTCATAGACTCATTAACATATATCACCTCTGTAAATTATATAGTTGGTAACGACATACCGTCACAATTATTAGTAAATTTGGCACAAACATTAGGGTTTAACAAAAACATGTCACCAATCACTAATGATAGTTTACTTGAAAGTATTTTTTCAACTACTAATCAAATAATTTATCCTGGACAAACAAAACAACAAACACCAACAGAATTAAATTATCAATATTATAGAAATTTGATTTTGAATGCTGGTGAACTTTTTAGAACAAAAGGAACAAGAAAATCTATTGAATATATATTGAGAATGGTTGGTGCTCCTGAAGCACTTATTGAGTTTAATGAATACATTTATATTGCAGATCAAAAAATATCAGTAGATGATTTTTATGAAAAATATGTAGAATTTTCAGGAGGAACTCAGTTCATATCACAACCATCATACTTAACAACTAATCTTTTTAAAATACAAGGGGTACAATATACGGGATTTTCTACCACAGGAACTTTAAGACAAACAAATTTAGATTTGATATATTACCCAATAAATTTAAAAAACGGTTATCCCGAAACACCAGTTTATACCGATGATTATTTTTTCCAAAAAGGAGCCGGATGGTTTGAAGTTACACCCGATCATAGATCAACTGAGTTTATTGATACCAATCTTTCTAATTTTAATGTTACACCACCAATAATAAAAACATCTTTGAAACCATTTACCTACGGAGAGGAATACTTAGATAGGTTTAGAAAATTCCCATTTATGGATTTTGGATATAATTTAACAAAAACAATAGATAATAAAAAATCTTGGGTTTCTACAGAAAACGGAATTAGAAGTAACAATCAAGAATTGTCACAAACAAGATATTACATTGAAGACGAAAAATTAAGTCTGAACGTCAAAAATATGGAAGTCTATTTGAATATGGGACAAGGTATAACATACGATATATGGGAAATGTCCGCAAGGTTCGGTTACCCGATACCAAATTCGGGATTGACTGCACCTTACCCTAGTCTTGGATTAAATGATTGGACAGTCATAAACCCAAAACCAAACAAAAAAACTTTTGCAGAGTTCGCTCAAACCTTTTATAATAATTTAATTAATGTAAGAAATAGACAAACAATTTCTGATGGAAAAACAGGAGGTTATCCGACATTACAATCAATTTTTTGGAAATATTTGCAAACTGAAAACACAGTAAACATACCAACCAATAAATTCACACATCAAAAAATGATCGATTTTACTTTAGGTATTGGTGATTATTGGGTTAGATTATTGGAACAATTTGTTCCTGCGACAACCATTTGGAATGCAGGACAAAAAATGGACAACTCAATTTTTCACAGACAAAAATTTGTTTGGAGAAGACAAAGAAGTTGTGAGTTAATACCTTTGGCTTGTATACCATGTGAGTATATTGGACAACCATTTAATTATGATTGTATAGATCAAACAACGCAGTGTACACTACCGGTTTTCGATCCCGCAACAGTGCTTAATACAAAAGTAAATGATATAATTTCTTCACAAGGTTACCTACCAAATCAATGTAATAGTAATACCACAATATCTACATGGGGAGTTATTGTTTCTTTGAAAGATATTATAACACAAAATGAAACTGAGTTAATTAATAGTGATTTTTTTGTTGGATACGGTCAAAACGCAACTGATCCAATAACAGGTTTACCTTTGAGTTATCCTAACATTTTAAATTATATAGATAATGAAATGGAGTATTTATATCAAAGCGGATTAAATTATTATTTCATTGGAGGGAACTTAATTATAAGTAACTCTTCATGTTATGATAATTTTACAAATAAACAACTAATTTTAAAAATTAGTTTGGACGTTCAAATTAATTGTGGGTAATGGCTTGTATTTCAGGGTATACTGATGAGATTTATTTTAGTTATTTTGATTGTTGCGGAAACATACAATCAGGTATTGGACCTTTATATCAATCTGTTTGTGCGGATCAGGCTCTTTCAGGTTCTTCGGTTGGTGTTTATTTAGACCCTTCACTTGTTTGTACTGAGGATTGTGACACAGGACCATTAAGTTATAACTTTACAACAAGTGGTAATTGTGGTAATGTTTCTGCCGGAACAATAACTTTAAATGTTTATGGTGGATTTGGTCCATATACTGTTGATAATATTGTACCAGGTTCTTTATCCTCACAAACGTTTAATTCACAAGCAACATACACCGGACTAACAGGAGGTACGTATGTTTTTAGAATTAATGATAGTCAAGGAATACAAAATAATGAAATTTACTTCAATGCGATAATTTCAGAATGTTTTGAAGCAACAATAAGTGATGTCAATGGAACTAATTGTGGTTTAAGTGACGGGCAATTTACCGTAAACTCTACATCAAATAGTTCGCCATTTAAATTAATATTAAATAAAAATGGGTTATTTTCACAATATATTGAAACGGGATCATTACCATATCAGTTTACTGGTTTAGATTATGGTATATATGATGTAACTGTTTATGACTTTGGGTTTACTACCGCAAAAACAGAAAATGTTGTTCTAAGTGCAAGCACAGAAATAGATTATGGTTTTTGGGTTGTAAATGCCGCGAACTGTGTGACAAATGGAGGTAAAGCCGCAGTCACAGGAACAACAGGTGTTGGTCCCTATAGTTATTTATGGTCTGATGGACAAACTACTCAATTGGCAACAGGATTGACTCAAGGAGTATACAGTGTACAAGTAACTGATTTTTATGGATGTGTTACAGAAAAAGACGTTTTGATAGGTCAGGCACAACCTTTAGGTATTGGGTTATTAACAAGCGTTAATCCATCTTGTAATGGTTATGATGGGTCAATCACAATTAATTTAACAGGAGGAACCGCACCATTTTTCTATTCTGCAAATACAGGAACCGTTGGTTATACTTTATCAAATTCTTTTACTTTAAATAACTTATCTAGTGGGTCTTACAATTTATTTATCAGAGACGCTAATTTCTGTCCATTAAATGCTTCTGTTTTTTTAACCGCACAAAACGGTATATATAATGTCGCAAATACTGTAACAAATTCAATTTGTAATCAAAATTCAGGTTCAATATACACAACATTTAATGGACCATACGCGAATAGTTTTCTTTTAGGATTAACAGGACAAACAACTAATGAGGTTAGAAATATAAGCACCGCAAATCAAAATTATACATTTCAAAATTTACCAAACGATACTTATACATTGGTAATATCAGCACAAAATGGTACGTGTACTTATACTGATACAGTAACTGTAAATTCGCAAGAAAAATTTAATGTTAATATTTCAACAACAGGAGCCACTTGTGGTTCAGCTAGTGGTAATGTATTAGTAAATGTAGGTACGGGTTATACTAATTGGCAAACGGTAGGGTTATTAGATTATGTTTTAAGTAATGGTCAACAAGTTTATGATATTAGTTTAACATCGTTTACTTATAATAACTTGTCTGTTGGTCCATATACATTAACTGTGACAGATGAGGAAAACTGCTCAGTTACAAAAACGTTTAACATAACTCAAGGCGGGTATTTAAACAGTTCTTTATTATCAAATGATTGTCAATTTGGAAATGATGGTAATGCGACTGTTTTAATATTCGATGGAGAACCAACATTCACATATGATTGGTCACCAAATATACCTGTAGGACAATCAGGATCCACTATTAGTGGGATGTCAGGAGGAACATATTATGTGACAGTTACGGATAGTAGTGGGTGCACAAATTACCACACTTTTTACATTGATTGTACAAGCACTTTGGTTACTGGTTCAACAACATATAATCTTTGTAGTTCTAACTTTGTGACAACATCTGGAACAAAAAGAGGTATTAGTGAAATGATTAGTGAAGGTTATTTAGATTTAACATCAGGGTATACCAACTGTATTTTAAATTCGGCGGATCTAACATGTTCTATAACAATCAACAATAGTGCGTTTACTCAAACATTTATCGTTACAAACGACGCAACATGGCAACAAACTATAGAGTCTATTTTATCAACAATTCCACAAGTCGGTTACTACTCAGTAGATTTATTAAATAACAAAATAACAATAAAGACTAATTGTGTAAATGGTTTGGTTGATCCCATAGGTAACGGTAATTTTATTTTAGAATTAGATATAGTTTTTGACATTTCTTGCCAAGACATTATACCTACACCAACACCTACACCAACACCAAGTCCTACACCAACACCAAGCCCAACACCAACACCAAGTCCTACACCAACACCAAGTCCTACACCAACACCAAGTCCTACACCGACTCCTACTCCTACACCTACATTTGCATCTATTCAATGGTTTGGATCTTACAATAGATACCCAAGTGCACTGTCGTTTGGTGCTTGCACAGAATCAAACTGTAGTGTAATTTACTATACAACAGGAAGTTCCATTAATAACGGTGATGTTATCTATACCAATCCGGCATTAACAATAAACGCAGGCTCGACAGCACAAAATTATCCACCATCACAAGGAGGCTATGGGTTTATGTATTTAGATACCACATGCCCACCAACAGGTACTAGAAATGTGTTTAGACTTAATAATTTAGGAGTAGTGTCAAGTAAATTTATTTGTTAACATGCCATACTCAATAGATATAACATCACTAACAGGAGGTATTGCACCGATAAATATTTATGCTTGTGACGAATACGGAAATAATTGCACATTATTAGGCACATCACCTGGAATTTACGTATTACCAACATTGTTACAGACCGCTACTACCATTATGGTTAAATCGGTTGATAGCACGGGTTGTATTTACTTCAAAATTATTTCTTGTGCTCCTGAAGATGAATATTTTATCCTTACAGAATTGGGTGATTTTTTAACAACAGAAGGTGGGGACGCGTTAGTTTTGTAGTAATAAATATTTATTATTATGATAATTAATATAACAGGAGATACTGGTGGTGTTGAACCATATGACGTTTTTTTATGTGAACAAACCAACTATAGTTGTTTTTATATATCGGGACTAACATCAATCCCAGGAACAGTTGAAATAAATAGCCAATATTATTTTCCAAATGAATATTTGTTATATTTGAAAATTGTTGACACAATTGGTTGTGTCAAATTATTCCCTTTAGATTGTGGTCAATCAAAATTTGAATCAACTTGGGATACAAAAAATCTTGGTGTTTCAGCGGCAAACCAAATACAACTTCCTTTGGAGTCTTCTGGAGCATATAACTTCTTTATTGAATGGGGTGATGGAAATTATGATACAATTACAGTTTGGAATGATCCTGCAACATTACATACATACACAACACCTGGACTATACACAATAAAGATTTATGGACAAATAGAAGGTTTTAGATTTAATTATGTTGGTGATAGAGAAAAAATATTAAGTATTCAATCTTGGGGTTCTGATTTTAGATTGGGTAATAATGGTGGATATTTTTACGGTTGCACAAATTTAGATTTAAGTTCAGTTTCAGATATTTTAGATTTGACAGGAACTTTATCTTTGTCTTCTGCTTTTAGTGATTGTGCGTCTCTTACAACGGTCAACAATATGAATTTGTGGGATACATCTTCTGTTACAAATATGAGTTTAATGTTTTTGTATGCAACATCATTTAATCAACCAATTGGAACTTGGGATACATCTTCCGTTACAGATATGCTTGGTATGTTTTTTAATGCAACATCATTCAATCAACCAATTGGAACTTGGAATACATCTTCTGTTACAAATATGCGTCAAATGTTTGAAGATGCAACATCATTCAATCAACCAATTGGAACTTGGAATACATCTTCTGTTACAGATATGAGTTTAATGTTTTTTAATGCAACATCATTTAATCAACCAATTGGAACTTGGAATACATCTTCCGTTACAGATATGCTTGGTATGTTTGCTAATGCAACATCATTTAATCAACCAATTGGAACTTGGAATACATCTTCCGTTACAGATATGCTTGGTATGTTTTTTAATGCAACATCATACAATCAACCAATTGGAACTTGGGATACATCTTCTGTTTCAAATATGGGTACTATGTTTAATGGTGCAACATCATTTAACCAACCAATTGGAACTTGGAATACATCTTCTGTTATAAATATGGGTGCTATGTTTTTAAATGCAACATCATTTAATCAACCAATTGGAACTTGGAATACATCTTCTGTTACAAATATGATTGAAATGTTTCTAGACGCAACATCATTTAATCAACCAATTGGAACTTGGAATACATCTTCTGTTACATTTATGGATAATATGTTTAATGGTGCAACATCATTTAACCAACCAATTGGAACTTGGAATACATCTTCTGTTACAGATATGAATAATATGTTTCAAAATGCAACATCATTTGACCAAGATTTGGGTTCTTGGGATGTTACATCATTAACATCCGCAGCAAATATGTTTTTAGGTGTTACACTATCAACACCAAACTATAATTCACTACTTATTGGTTGGGCATCATATGGTGGTGCTTTACAATCTAACGTTCCTTTTCACGGAGGCGGTTCTATTTATACAATAGCAATAGCTGGTGCTTCGAGAAATTATTTAACAGGAACAAAATTATGGACAATCACCGACGGAGGTGGAATTTAATCATTTATTTATTAATATCATTTTTTATTTTTAAATTAAAAATATTAAATGAATACAATATTTATTCAAATCGCGTCATATAGAGATCCGGAACTTTTACCAACAATAAGATCTTGCTTAGAAAACGCCAAATACCCACAAAATTTGACATTCGGTATTGCAAGACAATTTCACCCAAATGATAAATTTGATAATCTTACTGAATATGAAATCGATGATAGATTCACCATATTAAATATACCGCACCGAGAATCAAAAGGTGTTTGTTGGGCACGTAATCAAGTACAACAATTATATAAAGGAGAAGAGTATACCCTACAAATTGATTCTCATATGAGGTTTGAAAAATATTGGGATGAAACTTTAATTGATATGATAAAACAATTACAAGAATTAGGAATACCAAAACCTTTATTAACGGGGTATGTTTCATCATATAATCCAAATAATGATCCACATGGAAGAGTAAGAGTGCCTTGGAGAATGGCGTTTGATAAATTTATACCTGAAGGTGCTGTCTTTTTTTTACCTGAAGCAATCCCTGATTGGCAAAATATAGACCTACCAATACCATCAAGATTTTATTCTGCACATTTTTGTTTCACATTAGGACAATTTTCAAAAGAAGTACAACACAATCCTGATTTTTATTTCCATGGAGAAGAAATATCAATTACAGTTAGAGCGTTTACGCAAGGATATGATTTATTTCATCCACATAGAGTTGTTTTATGGCATGAATACACAAGAAATGGTAGAGTTAAACAGTGGGATGATGATAAAGAATGGTGGAAGTTAAATGAAAACGCACATTTATTGAATAGAAAACTATTTGGTATGGATGGTGAAACACAAGAAGGACATTATGGAAAATATGGTTTAGGTAACGTAAGAACTTTAAGAGATTATGAAAAATATGCTGGACTATTATTTGAAAAAAGAGCAGTACAAGAGTACACATTAAATAAAAATTACCCACCAAACCCTGAGTACGATACAGAAAAAGAATGGTTAGAAAGTTTTACAAGAAATTTTGATTATTGTATTAATTTAGATGTCGATGAACTTAAAGAACCTGACTATGATTTTTGGGCGGTAACTTTTCACAATCAAACAGGAAGTGAAATACATAGAAAAGATTGTACGGAAGATGAAATAAAAAATTATCTAAATAACGGTTTTGTAAATATATGTAGAAATTTTTTAGTGACAGAAACACCAAAATCATGGTCTGTTTGGGTACATTCTAAAACAAAAGAATGGATAAAACAATATACGGGTAATGTATGATAAAAAGGTCAGTGATTGTAACCGCTTTATTTGATATCGGAAGAGATAAATGGAATAATTATAATCAATCATATAATACTTATTTATTTTGGATGGATAATATTTTGAATGTCGATTCTGATTTTATTATTTATACTGAACAAAAGTTTTTAGATAGGATAATAGAAAGTAGAAAAAAAATAGATAAAGATTTATCTAGAACTAAAATAATTATACAAAATTTTGAAGATCTTAATTCTTATAAAAAATTCCATCGAAAAATAGTAAACTTAATGTCATCAGAAGAGTTTAAAAAAAAAATACACTTCCAAGTTCCAGAAATGTTGTATGCAGAATATAATACTATAATATTTAACAAGTTTTATTTTATTAAAAATGCAATAGAAGAAAGTGATTATGATTTTTATGTTTGGTGTGATGCTGGATTATTGAGAGACAATAGTAAACAAGGTAAAATTTTTCCAAAAATTGAAAAATTAGAAGAAGATTATTTAAATAAAATAACGTTTTTCAGTCACGATACAAATTTTAAAATAACAAACAGAGAATTACATTTACTATCACAATATAGGTATATACACGGAGGTTGTTTTTTCGTTCCAAAAAAATCGAACATTAATTTTTTAATAAATTATTTTGAAACCTTATTACAAAAATATTTTGATTTTGGATACGTTGGTAGCGAAGAAAAGTATTTTGATTTTTGTTATGAAGACAATAAAGATGAATTTAACATAGTTAAATCAGATTGGAGGCAATATTTTGAACTATTCGGATAAAATACACTTCAATAAAATGAACTTGTGATTATTTATATAATAAAGTCTAATTTTTAATGGCAAATTTAAGATTCGAGGGTTGTTGTTATGAAGGTTATCAATATGTAACTGATGATGCTACTTGGAACGCAACTGGAGCAACAACCGCATTAACCACAACATATCATTTTTCGGGTGATGCGGTTGTTCCTGATGGTTGTTATACTATTGTATCCGCATTTACTTCTGGTTTTAGTGCAACTACTTTCACAACATATAACGGAGTATATACAATACAGTCCGATTGCTCAACAATTTTATGTGATACAGGTCATTGTTGTAGTAATGAAATATGTGTTAATATTTCTTTTGACAGTTATTCTGGCTTCAATGGTAACTATATTGTTTCAGGTAACTTTAATAGTTATCCTTTTTGGACAGGCGGTACAAGTGGATCAACTATCTATTTCAATAACACTAATTGGTGCCTTTCAACAGGACTGACATCTACTTGTGTTTTTTTTGGCAATAATCCTACTTTCGATTTATGTCCCGATTTTGATATTACCGTCGCAACAAGTGGCACTTGTGTACCAACACCAACACCATACGACCCATGTTCAATATTAGATTTTGATGTTCTAACTCTCTGTGATATACCAACACCAACACCTACAGCGTCACCAACACCCACGCCTACCCCAACACCCACCCCAACACCTACAATTGGTCCTTGTGCAACATACACCGTTGGCATATCTTTTAGCGGGTATACCCCACCACCTACACCAACTCCAACACCATCACCTACTCCTACGCCAATAATATATCCATATAATATAAATTCTGGAGTTACTTATGTTATTGATAGTGGAAATTTTGTCTGTGTTAATAGTAAAATACTTGAAGATTGTAATAGCAATGACATTTATAGTGTATTAGGTCCTTTGTTATTCTCTGGTAATACAATAATCACTGGAACAACATTCTTTGCATTCATTAATGGAGAATACAAATGTTTGAAATACATTGAAGACGATAATGGTAGTCCAATTGATTATTTAAGTGACATATTTTCAACAGCAAGTACTTGTTCAACCTGTGTTCTTGTTACACCAACACCTACACCAACGCCTACACCGAGCCCAACACCGACACCTACACCTAGTCCAACACCTGCACCTACATACCCTATTAATACTAACTTTGTTTTCACATCATGCACAAATAATACAATGATAATACAATACAGTATACCTCCTTATAACATATCTAACGGTTCTATCTTAAAAGATTTGTCAGGTAATTGTTATTCATATGTTGGGTATTTCACTAACTATACACCACCTTCGGGATATATGTGGTCAGTGATTGAAACTTTTACAGGAACAAGCGCAACAACATACACGAATTGCTTGACTTGTCTTACACCAACACCAACACCTGGACCTTCATATAAGGTTTGGTCAGGAAAGGGTGAATTTACAGTATCTTGTCCTACTTGTGATTTAGTAAATGGTGGTAGTGATATAACTTTCTACACGTCTTCAGGCGTGACATCAATAAATGAAAATGTTTATGTTTATGAAGATAGTTCTTTAACTATACCTTTGTTTACATCATATATAAAATATTCGAATAAAATTTACTCAGTCAACCAACAAGGAAAACTTACAGAATTTTGTTCAGTAAATGGAAATTGTTAAAAAATATGGCAACATTAGTATCATTAACAGCAACAACAGGGACTCTTCCATTAGATATTTGGATTTGTGATTCGTGTTTGAGCACTGCGACTTGTGTTTATTACGACACAACAAATGCTTTACCATATTCTTTTACATTACCTGAAGAATATGAAAATAACGCAGTTTATGCGATAAGAGTTATTGACAATAATAGTTGTGAATACTGTATAGAAAATTAATATTATGTCAATTTATAGTGGTAACAGTTGTAATATAATAACATTATTTCCAATGAGCGTTCAATGTTCGGTTGTAAATGCTTATTCACCTGAAACAAATGATGGAGGGGTTTATTTAATTATTACTGGGGGAACTCCACCGTATAGTATTTCTTGGACAAACGGATCGCAAAGTCAAAACTTAATCGGTGTTGGTGCGGGTGAATACACCGCAACAGTAACCGATTATTATAACGATTTTAGTGCTACAACAACTTGTATAGTGGGAACCAATAGTTTTTATTTAGAAGAGTTTTTCAGTTGTGTGGAACCCACAAATAAATTATATTATTTAGCCAATTTAAATTTTTTATACCCAACAGGCGATACGTTTACAATTACATCACAATCGGGATGTTGGGTAAGTAATGGTTTAACACTATATTCAGGTCAAAGTTATTACAATTATAGTGCAACCACAACATCAGGACCATTTGAAGACTGTACTGAATGTTTACCTATTACTCCTGAGTTTGAAAATACTTCAGGTTTATGTTTGAATACCGTTGGTTTTACTATTGTCGGATTTCAAGTAACTTCACAATTAACCCAATATCAATTCTTTTCTGCGGGAACATATAACGGATACCCAAGTTGGACATCATCAACACCTAGTCAAAAAATTTATTTCAATTCTGCAACTAATAATTGGAACGTATCTGGATGGACATTAACCGGCGTTCCGGTACTTGGACAACAAATTTCACCACCAATAGGCATATGGACGGTAAACGGAGGTAATAGAACTGTAAACGTAACACAAGGTAATTGTGGGACAAACATAATAGCAAACATACAAAAAACAAACCCAACTTGTAATTTATCAACAGATGGTACAATAATAGTAAATAACGTTGCTGGAGGAACTTCACCATACACATATTCACTCAATAATATAACGTATCAAAACTCTAATATTTTTAATAACCTATCAACAGGTAATTACACAATTTATGTTAAAGACGTTATTGGGAATATCTCAACATTTGGTGCGGTCTTAACACCTCAACAATCAACAACAACATACCAAGTAGATTTAAGTTTTGTTCCAAGTAGTCCAACATCAATAAGTACGACAAATAGTGTTCAAAAAACCGCTAATTGGGTTATTAGTGTTACTCCACCGTTACCGACTAACAGAGTGGTTAATATGACTATTTATAACACTACATCTATGTCTGCGGGGACCGCAAGTAACGGATCACCAACTTTAACATATTCTAACGTTACTGGAACTACTGGAACTGCACAATTTTTAACTTCTAACATACAAACAACAACAAATAGTTATCCAAATATAGTTGCTTGTCACCCTAATTTTTATACCACAGGTATAACAAGAACATACACCGTTAGTATTTCAGGTACAGGGACTGTTACAGGTACAATTTTTCAAAAAGTACAAGTGGTAAATTCGGGGCAAGGTTGTGTTACAAAAGGAACAATTGGTGATACTATTTCTATCGGAAATATCGTGTTATTAAATCAACAAACTTGCGAAACTATAAGTAACAATGTGACACCGATAACAGTTTCGGTAAATAAAGAAGGTAGTTTAGCATTTTCACAAAATAATCAAACAGGATAATATTTATTAAAATATGTCATATATAATTAAAGATACTAGCGGAATATTAAATACATTATTAACTGATGCTGCGAGAAAAAAAATCTCACAAGGTAAATTTAACATCGCATATTTTCAAGTGGGCGACAGCGAAGTTAGTTATAATACAATAAGTGGTCAAAATTACAATAACTTAAATGTATTAATGCCACAATATAATGCGGATAATAATACCCCAATACCTGAATTTAATAGGTTGAACGTTAAATACCCATTCTTTGTTGATTCAACTTCAGGTAGTACTTTTGGTATTCCTTTCGATTCGTCGTATGTTGATAATATTTATAATTCTGCAGCACCAAGAGGTTTTTTCACAGGAAACACATTATACACAACATCGGCGTATACTATTAACCCCAATTTTATTATAAATAATAGTGATTTAATGTCTGGCGATACTATTATAGTTTCTGCAAATACAATTGATGCATCGGCATCAGGAACAGTAACTACAGGTATGTTTGTAACTTTATTTACAAATAACAGCATTAATCCATTAAGTGGTAATTCACCTTCATTTACGTATGTTGTTATTGGTGTCACGGGAAATACGTCATCCGCGAGTACGGTGACGATTCAATTAGACAGACAAGTACCTGATTTTTTATCTATGGGATACACTGGCACATCATCAATTGTTTTTTATCCGGCAAACATGACACAACTTTATGATTCAGTTACTCCTGAACCATTTTGGGCAACTAATGTTTTTAATTTTGAAACAAATTGTGATGTTTCACAAACAGATGTCAAAGTTTGGAATATGAATATTCCTTGGACTGAATCACCAGCAGGATTATTTGATACAATTAATCAAGATTATAATAATTATTCAGCAGCAACTTATGTCGGAACTAAGGAATATTTAGGATATGGAACTAATAATGGACAATTAGATACTGGTTCTGTGTATTTTAACAACTCTTTAAGTGAAAAGATCAATTTTAGTCCATCTGATCAAAAGGCAATCGCAATAGTTCATTATACTAATCAATCAATTGATAATTTTTATGGTGAAAAATTCGCACAACAAGAATATGATCCATCAAATCCAGGCAATACGGGACAAGCAAGAAACTTTAAAATAGGTTTACCTTGGTTGATGTACCATAAAAATACGACAGGAACAATCGGTGAATATTTTTACACAGACCCAACCGGATTTACACCGGATTTGTTTCAAACATTTTATATAAAATCAAAAAGAAGTGCGGATTTTAATAAACCAGGAATCAGATACTACAATTTATGGGACACATACGTAACCCCAACAGGTTACCCAAATAGGGTAGGTAAAGTTTTTCCTGATTTAAAAATGGTGGTTTTTGATGATGATGAAATAGTTGCAGCAATGAGTAATAAATCTAATAGATCTTGGACATTGCCGGCACCAAAAGTAGGTCAAATAATACCAAACGCGTGTGATGGTGTTTTAGGTCAAGATGAAGGTGCGGTTAGTGCAGGAACAGAATCAATATTTGTTACTTATAGGTTTAATAATTCGGCATTTACAAATTCATTACACTGTAATTACTATACTAAATTAACACCAACACAAGTAGATCCAACACAATCAACATATAATATTTTCTTGAAATTTGGAAACGAATTCAAATTTTTAAATTCAGAAAACACAACAATACCATCAGGATATACCGCAAATGAAATGAAAGTATTGGCTCAGATTGTATCAACCGGAACAACTAGACCACAACCCGATGAATGGAGAGAAATTGATGTTATGTCCCAATTATCTGCAAGTACAACAAACGGGTTTTTAACGGTTAGTGGACTTACAGGAACAACAATACAGATTACAAAAGATATGTATGACAATGCTCCAACATATGACCTTTATGACTACATCAACATACCGACACTTAATCAAACGGGGACGACTTTCAATTTTGGAGGAGAATACTATTTTTATGGTACTTTACAAACAGACATTCAGGCAACAATTTATGTTATGAATTATCTTTGTAATTTAGGACAAACACAGTTTTTAACTTCTTCTAACCCTACTTGGGACGGAACAACAAAACCATTTATAACCGAAGTTGCTCTTTACAATGAAGATAGAGAACTTATGGTTATTTCTAAGGTACAATCCCCACAAAAAAGACAAGGAATCCAACAGTACCCCGTTAAATTAGATTTTTAAAAATTTATGGCAAAAACAGATTTAAAAAACTCACCAAAAGTCTTGGGTTTAGATGTATCAACTCGTACAATAGGTTGGTCAATATTTGATATTAAATCACAAGAATTATTAGAACTAACACATTTTTCACCAGTTATAAAACCAAAACCCGAAGATAAAATTGAGGAATTGATTTTAAAGGTGAGAGCGTTTGAAGAAAAATTAGAGGGTTATAGAAATCTAGGAATTACAAAAGTAGTCATTGAAGAACCTTTATTAAATTCAAATAATATATGGACAGTAGGAACCTTATTAAGGTATAATTCAATGATTACAAAATCAATATATGATATTTTAGGAATTGTTCCATCATTTATATCAACATATAACTCAAGAAAATTTGCATGGCCCGACTTTGTTCAACAAAATGATAAAGGAAAACATGTATTATTTGGAGGACTACCAAAAGACATTGATAAAAAAGAATTAATTTGGAAAAAGGTTTCAGATAAGGAACCACAAATTACTTGGTTATATACCAAAAATAATACTCTGAAAAAAGAGTGCTATGACATGGCCGATTCATATACTTGTGTATTAGGATATATGAAACAAGAAAATATTTGGTAAAATTTGTTTTTTTTTATTTTATTAATATTTATAAATAAATTAATAGTCTATGAAAAAATTTTTAATTTCAGAATCAGAAAAAAGAAGAATATTAAACATGCATAATAATTACCGAAATAGACACGAGTCTTGGGTAATTAACGAAGGTTTCAGCGCAAGTCCAGGTGATGGTTATGGTGGAGATGTAGAAGCATGTAAAAAAGATTTACCTTACAACGTTGCTGTCAAAACAGGACAAATAAGTTCTTATGCTCAATGGAAACAATTGAGACAAGATTGGGGTTCTGACGGTTCAATTGCTCAAAATATTAAAATGAGAGACGACATGTGTAATGGGTGGAGATCGGGAGATTCAAATGAAGGTGTTGATGGTGATATGGAAATGGATAATGTTAATGGTGACATGGTGGCAGTTAAAAAATCTGAAATAATGAAACTATTAAATGACATAGAAAATGATGATATGTATTCGTATGCCGAAGAAGAAGACAAACAAACAATATCGGATGCTAAAAATAAAATCAATACTATAACTTCTGAAAACGTTTGTAGTCAAGAAAATCTAACATACTACGATCAAAGTATTAATGAATTAAATGAGAAGAAAGAAAAACCTAATACAAAAACATATGCTCCGAATATATCAAAAAATATGGGAGAAATTGCAAATAAATTAGAAGAAATTAAACTTTTTTGTTCATCACAAAAAGAAAATGAATCATCAAGTCCTGAAAATTCAGAAATTGAATATGAAGATGTTGATTTAGGTGGTAATTCAGAGGAACAAGGAAATTCGGCAATGGAAGACATATTAGTTTCAAAAAAACAAGAAATTAAAGATTTAATTGAAGAAATTGAAAATGATGGAATGTATTCAGCTGCCGATCCGGATGATCAAAAACTTGTTGAAGAATCTAAAAACAAAATTGAAACCATAACTTTGGAAAATGTTTGTAGTTCAGAAAACTTAACGTATTATAATGACAGTATTGCAAAATTAAACGAAACTAGAAAAAAACAAAAAATCAAAATGTTCGCCCCTAACATTGGAAACAACATGGGTAAACTAGTTGAAAAACTTGAGGAAATAAAAACATTTTGTTCTACTCAAATGACTGAGTCATACATTTCAAGAATAGTAAGAAGAGTTCTTAGAGAACAATATGAAGAAGAAAAAATGCAAACATTACCGGTGCAAGAAATACCTAGTAATTTACCCAACACTATAAATTCAGATATTGAGGATTTATATAAAAAAAGAGATGAATTGAGTCAAGAATTTATTACGTTGGAACGTTCAAGTGGTAGATTAATGGGTAGATTGAAAAACAAAGTAGGTGATAAAATGGGTGAGTTAGAGGATAGTGCAAAAGAAGAAATTGAAAGAATTAGAGTAAACATATTAATGAAACTTGACGATATTAAAAGAAAATTCCAATACCTAAGATTAGTGGCTAGAAAAAGAAAAGAGGAAAAGAATAAAAAACAAGATATAGAAAGGTTAGAAAAAGACATTGAAAAATTAGAAAAAAGTATAGATCAAATTAAAAATAAAAAAGTGGTAACCGCTATAGATTTACAAAACTTAAAAAATATTCTATCAATCAGTGGTATGTATATGACTATGATCGGAAGTATAATCGCAAGATTTATATATATGGCTAAAGAAGATCAACCAAAACCTTCGTGGAACCAATAGATAATAATATAAATAAGATAACATAACCCACCCCATAAAGGTGGGTTTTTTGTTTTGTAAATATTTATATAATGTATGTGTAAAGTATGTATAATTTGTAAAATTGAAAAACCATTAACAGAATTTCATAAACATAAAAGAAGAAAAGATGGTTATAGGGAACAGTGCAAAATATGTAGATCTAATAATTTTAAAGAAAATTACGAAGATATAAAAATAGAACATAGGAAAAGGGCCAAAACTTTTAGAGAAAATAATAAAGATTATTTAAAAGAATTTTATAAAAACTATTATAAAAAAAACAAACATGTCCATTCTTGGAGGACTTTACTTTATCGGACAATAAAACATTTAAAGATTTAAAAAAAAAATCACACAATAAATATTTTGGGGTATAGTGCGGAAGATCTTAAACAACATTTAGAAAAAAACTTTAAAGAAGGGATGTCTTGGGAAAACTACGGTTTATGGCATATAGACCATATAAAACCAATATCTTCATTTGATAAAGAAGAAGACCCAAAAATAATTAATTCATTAAAAAATTTACAACCTTTGTGGGCATCAGAAAATTACATAAAAAGTAATAAGTTTTGATTATTTATATTTTTTTACTATCTTTTAATTAATGGATTTTGATATATTAAAAGATATTTTAGATGGGTTTTTAGGTGAATCCCATAGGTACGATGAATATAGTGGTCAAATCGCCTACGATTGTCCTGTTTGTTCACACGAAATAAAAGGATTAGATAGGGGGGATGGTAAAGGTAATTTAGAAGTTTCATTAGAAAAAAATGTTTACCATTGTTGGTCTTGTGGTGACACACACGACACTCATGGACATTTAGGTAGACTTATCGAACAATTTGGTTCAAAAAAGGACAAAAAAACATATAACCTAATAAGACCAGATAAGGTTGAAAAAAAACAAAAAGAATACAAAAAACTAAAACTACCAAAAGAATATAAAAGATTTGAGGAAATACACCCAATTCATTTACCAAGAAAAGAAGCTTGGAACTACCTTAAAAAAAGAGGAATCACTCAAGAAACCATAGACAAATATAAAATTGGACTTTGTGTTGAAGGAGAATATGCGGGTCGTATTATTGTTCCATCATTTAATAAAAAAGGTGAATTAAACTTTTTTGTATCAAGGTCTTGGAACTCAAAGGCAAAATTAAAATACAAAAATCCTGAAGCGGCAAAAGACTTTCTTATTTTTAACGAAAGTTTAATTGATTGGAAAAAAGACATATATCTTGTTGAAGGAGTATTTGATTCATTCTTTTTAGATAATTCAATAGCACTTCTTGGAAAATATGTTAACGACAACTTATGGGAAAAATTATACGAGAAGGCAAAAAAAGATATTATAGTTTGTTTAGATGGTGATGCTTTCACAGATGCTAAAAACATATATGACAAATTAAACGGAGGAAAACTTTATGGTAGAATTAAACTAATGAAACTACCAAAAGATAAAGACGTTTGCGACCTAAGAGGTCAAATAAACGAATACATTGTAGAAGAAAAAGAATGAATTTAAAAGAAATTGCAGAAGACATAAGAAATGTCTTATCAATAAGACGAAATGAGTTAAATTTAACTTTTAAGGAAGATGGTCACGAATATACCATGTCTGATATTGATGGAAAAATAAGAA